TAACTTTACCTTGAAAGTTAGTAGCGCTACCAACATCAGTTGGAGAACTGTCAACTCTAACTATAACTTGATGTCCTGCGTCTGTTGCTACTGCGAATACCATTCCCTTGATTAACCAATCAACGGATGCTCCACCAGTAGTATCAACTGCAAATGTGTAACTAGTTCCAGCTACAACATCTCCTACAGGTTGTCCAGCAATAAGAAATTCCCTACTTGTCCAGTCAATCTTAGAACGGTCTTCTAAGAAACGAAAAACTGAATCATCGGTAGGTACTTTACTTACTTTGCTTAAGTATACAAAAAAGGGCGATTCTTCTGGGGATAAATCAGCTACTCTGTCACCAAAATTATATAACCGTCTAACGTCAGGCGTAGAACCATGAGCACTTGCGTGACTATTTGACGAAGCTTGGACAACATCTGTAGTTTTTACCCCACCTTGGGTAATTGCCATTTTACACTCCTTTTATTGTTTAAGTTTACGGTAATCTTCCATGAACATTTGCTCCCATAACGCCTTCCCAAGCAGAATCTGATTCGCTTTTTGGTCTCATTCTAGGGTCTTGACCTTGGATTGAGCCAGGACTTATAGGATTTTTTCTGGAGTTTTTTACCGCTTCTAACGAGTTTTGAATGTTTTGAGATTTATTTCTACCATTAACATCGTTATAAAGTTTTACAAGGTTATCTAAACCAACATTTTCTCTTGGTTGAGTAACAAATTGTAAAAAATCTTTAATATCTGCATCTGGCATCCTATGAACATTTTTTAACTCGTTAATTGTGTTATTGAGTGCAATATTCTCATTCATTTGAGACATATGCCCCTCAATAGCGTTTTTCACCGACCTTTGTTCTTGAGAAACTCTCATTTTATAAGATGGTGATTCCGGCTTGTAATAGGCGTCCCAAGGATTAAATTCTTCCTCGGATACCTGTGGTACTTGTTCCGTTTGTTGATTAACAGTTGCTTTCTGATTGTTCTGTTGCATCTCCACCGCAGTTTCTAGGGCTCCTTCTAATTTAGTCAAGCTAGTTTGTGATTTATCATATAATGATTGCCACTTTTTGCTTTCATTTTCCCAGTCTACGTGTGAAGTCTCAGATTCACCATCAGATTGAGCGACACCTTCGTATCCTTGCTCAGTAAATGCACTATTACCATCATCAAATAGATTAGTTTCCTCAGTCCCGACCATAGTGTCTTGAATAACATCTGTGTCGGAATTTGCTTCAGCTATATAGTCTTCCATATCGGTTTTTCCTTTCTACGATGTTTCAGAGTCTTGTGGAACAGAACTAATATCTTCTTGGGGGGATTGTGTCCCATCCATAAGAGGTTTTAATTTTTCCAACTCGAACTTCACCGCATCGGCAAACTTATTAGTTTGCACTTTTTTAGTTGCTTTAGCGTCTGCTCTTACTTCATTCAAGTCACGTTTGAATTTTTCAACCGCAACTCGTTTTTTGTCTTGAACAGACTCCCTTTGTGCCGTCTGCAAGTCACCTTGCAATTTTTTGATTTCTTGTTGCATCTGTTGATTCATTTGTTGCAACTGAGCAATCTCACTCATTCTAGACATAATACCTTCTTTATCAAATATTTCTGGATTTTTCTTTAATACTTCAGTTCTATCAACAAGACCAGCTTGATAAGCTTCAAGATAAACTCCATACTCAGCCCATTTGCTTTGTGGTAATGTAGAACCTGCTTCGATTCTTATATCATGTTGACCAATATTATTTCTGTCTTTTACTATATCAATTATTGTTGGATTCATATCAGTATATAAACCATTAACCGATACTTCGTTAATATTGTTATTTGGTTGTACTAATCTAAACATCTTTTGAAAAGTATAATGTCCTTTAGCGAAAGAATAAATTATTCTTCCTAGTATATTAATACTAAATTCTATATCTCTTAATTTTGATTTAGGTCTCTCTGAGCCTAACATCATCATTCTTTCCGTACCCCTTACTGTATCAGGAGCTTTTTCTGAAAATCCATGCATCATTTCAGGAAGACCAAATATAAAATCAATATAAAACTCAGCTTGGTCTATTAATCTATAAAACTCTGTAGCAAGTGGTGTTGGAGCAGGATAATGAGGTTCTCCTTGTGAAGTATCTATTTCTATAACAGCATTTGGATTCGCCCAATCTCTTTCTAATTGACTTAATCCATTTACTGCACTTCCTAGAGGAACTAATAATTTTAAACCAGCCGAGGCTTGAGCGTGTGATAGAGAAAGTGACCACAACTTATTTAATAAACGTTGCATCGGTTTTGTTCTGGATACATCAGATTTGGGATAGGGTGTACCAGACCATACATTTGGTAAGGGAACAATAGGGTATATGTCAGTATTGAGGACTGTTTCATATAATAAAACCTCACCTACCGTTGCTATAACTCCAATTCGTGTCTGTGGAACTTCTTCAAAGCTCATTAACCCACGCTCAAATACGCCTGGATTCTCTTCTAAAAATGAAGAAAATTCTTCTTCGTTCATTATCATATCTTCTTGAGTTCTAGAATCGAGAACTCTATAAAAAGGAACTTTAGTTTTATAAAATCTTTCTAATATCTGAAATTTTTCGTGATTAAAGTAATCTAAATCTTTTGTCTCAGCAGGAGTTTTAATATCCATACTATTTTTATTTTGAGAACTTGGGAAATCTTCTTCTTCGTGTGTAGACAAGTCTTGGATAATGCCTGGAATTAATTCTCCAGTTTCTTCATCTATCTGCGGGCCTAAAAATGGATATAAGTTAGTTATTTGTTCCCCAGTTAAAATAGTTGATAGAATAATCGAATCAGCATCCTGAAAGAATCTATCACGAGATGATGGTGGTACATAAACCCTAAATGGATTAATAGAAGTAAATTTAACTTCACCTTTTCCAAAATCAGCTTCATTGTCAATATAGACATATAAATAACCTAATCCTGTGGTTGCGTAATCATGAATAGAATCTTTCATATGGACATCTCCATCAGAGATTTGCCATATATATCCTAATATAGTTCTCCAAGCTGACGCAACTTTAACATCTGAGTCTTCTCTTGGAACAGCTGTAAATACAGGAGGTTTTGAAGTTAATACACTTTTAAGTTTTTCAACAGCTGGAGATATTCTATCCATAGGTACATCAGCCTGATTCCTTGATTGCATTTCTTCAGATTCAGCATTTGTAAAATGATTACCATGATAAAAATCAATATCATTACGAGCTTCAATTTCCCATGATTGCCTAGCGTCACGCCATCGTCTAAATAGCTCTTGATTTTCTAAGGATAGGGGGTGTTGTTCTATTGGCATTATATATCAGACTGCATATTTGGGATTAAATTAAAAAATAAATGCATTAATTACAAGTAAATAACGCTAAAATCGTCTAAAAGTTCCAAATTAGAGTCTAGCGCCAGTCATCCAGTTATAATATCCCTTTAATTTTCCACCTTTTTTCTTACCAGACTTCATCTCATTAACTGATATACTTGAACTTAAAGGAGACTTAGCATAATAGTCCGCATAGTACAATCCATCCATTAAATCATCGTTTTTAGGAACTGGGTGTTCAAACATCTCATCGACTAATTCTGTCATTTCTCTACGAATATACAATTTTTTACTATTAACAATCGGCCCTAATGAAGTTTCTAGTCTATCAGCTTTTTTTATGCCAGGTGGAGGTTTTACCCCTTTAAAGATGCCTGGAATTAATTTTCTATCTGAATTTGCCATTCTAGTTACCATATCACGTACCATTTCTTGAGCAGCCACAGTTTCAATGGTTACACGTCTTACAGGACTATATTTACGTGACATTTCAATAATTTTCTCTGGTAAATCAAAAGTTGGTATTCTTTCACGATAATATTCTAAAACATATCTATTTTTATTTGAATCAACACCTATAACCATAATTACTTGAAAATCTGATTGTTGTGTTGCTGTTGCAGCTATATCAACTCCAATATAGACGTTTATTGGTATAGCTTCATTTCTAATAACTAGATATGTATAATTGTCTATAGCTTTAAATGTCCCATCATGATATTGTATTCTATCTGTCTTAAAAGATGCGGATGACAAGTCACGAGCGTCATTCATATACTCTTGAGCAAATTTATTAACTAATCCTGCTTCTATAAACTCACGTTTCTTTGATTCTAACTTTGAAACAGGGAATTGTTCAGGCCATATAGATTTTCCATCTTGTAAAGCTCTATAAAATGTAACATTCCAAGGATATGACCTATTTTCTCTTTCAGCCGTTCTATTACCATCTACGACCATTTGTAAAAAACTATCATAGTGAACAATAGTCCCACATAACCATATCCAACCTTCTCTGCCTGGAGATTCTTCTAAAGCTGGAAATACCGTAGAAACAATCCATTTCTTAATTTCATCACGTCTTTCTGGTGTTTTGGTATTTAATTCAGATTCAAAGTCATCAAGTATAATTCCAGTATATCGTACATCTATTTCAGTACGACCTCTTAATCTTTGTGATGTACCCTTTGCAATCAATCTATCCCCTTTAGTAGATACAATATCTTTTTCAGTCCATCTATTTCCTACTGTATCTCCTGATAAATTACCAAAATAGTATCGAATAGAGTCATTATACTCTAAATGACTCTTAACGTATTTTAAATGGTCAATAGCCTGACCTTGTTCTTCTGCAACCCATGCTATGAATTGTCTTTCTCCTTTTGGAGCAAAACATATCTTATGAAGTATTGCAGCTTTCGACAATATCGATTTTCCGAAACCTCTTGGTAGAATATTACATATACGAGCTCCTGGCCTTGTATCAATAAGTTTTTTACCAACTTCCGCATGAAAAACAGGAGAGGAACTTTTATTAAGGAAATCAGATGGGAGAAAAGCCCTTCCAAAATAAAGTAAGTCGTTATAAGCACGTTTAATAACTTCATCTTTCTCCTTTAGGTTAGATATTATATTTATTTCTTTATTTTCCATTAATTTTAAGCATACCCTCTAATTTCAGAATATTCATCACAATCACCAATATCTATTAAATTATCTTCATAATCATAATATGTTGTACATTTTGGACATAACCAACCACAAGATAAATTATCTATATCGACTAGAACTAATTTTATATTATTAAATAATAATAAATCACATACAACGCAATGTGTAAGATTGCTATGTATTCCTATATCATTTAATGTTAGATGGTTCATCAATTCTTTTTTCAGCATGTGCTAGTACTTCTACTTTTTCTGAACTAATTTTTTCTAATTGTTCCTTACTAAAGCCTTGAAATACTGTTAAAGACTCTGTTTTCTTATCATTTGGGAACATCCCAGCTATTTTCATCATTAATTCAATAGCTCTTAGTTTATCCGAGTCTTTTCCATCGTAGTTGTCAATAACACCCTTTGTCATTTCAAGTAAATATTGTTTTGAAGCTCCAATCTCACTAAGAATAGCTTCTATTTCTTCTTCAACCAATTTTTGTATCCTTTCTGTTTTTAATAGTACACGAGACGTTTCTTTAGCATATTCTTCATTTTTTGTAGGAAATACTCTTAAATAAGCGTCTACAGGACTCATTCCCTTTGCAACGTATTTTGCAAATAGAAATTCATTGTTTGTAGGATTCTTACGTTCTTCTCTTAATTTTTTAGAAAATTTCTTATTAGAGAAAGAATATATATTTTTTGGAGGTAGACCTTTCATAGAAACATTGGGATTTACAGTATAAGTCCCTAATATAGTACGAACGTAATCCATATTTTTACCGCCATTCGTCTTCATTGTGTTTCTTTTTAATATCTTACAAACTTTTTTATCGTCTGTAATGACCCATTGGCCTTCTGTTCCTTGCCTCCAGTTGTTATTTACATTCGTGTTTGGGTAAACACTTTGAAATTCTTTAATATTATCATAAAGAACCTCTTCTTTTCGAGAAATCGTCTTTTTCCTCATCTACACTTCTCCCAACCTGTTGATTAAGCAGCCCAGGCCGCCCCTCCGAGTGTAGACAAGTAAGGAAACAATAGTCATATATACTCCTAACTGTTTCCATCTATCGTCTGCCCCCAGACGAAAGTCTTTCCCTTGTGGATGTCAACCACATCCATTCTAAATTCTCCTGTAGGAAACCAATCAATAATACCAAAACAATGAGACCAGTTGTGTAACCTACCTCTTAACCACTTGTTTTGTTCTTTTGACATATCCTTCAAACAACCCATACTCCAAGAACCTATCGTACCATCTATCTTAGTTTGAGTATTTCGTTGTATATCGTGTGTATGTCCGTATACGATATTTGTTCCATAAGAGTCTAAATGCTTCTTTGAATGATTTACGGTAGCATAAGCTCCGTGTATAAAGATTAATTTTCCTATTTTTAAAGGATAATTGTAAGGCAAGTACTTATATCCTCTTTCATCCCATTTACAGGCTTTTTTAAATGTATATTCACTCATATATGGATATTTACCAACAAATGCGTCCAACCACTCATCGTGATTACCTGCACAAATATATCGTTCTTTACACTTAATTTTATCTAAAACTTTGTCAAATTGGTCGATTCCAGCGTTAACTTCTTCTATTTCTTTGCATATGTAAGGAAGTTGGTATTCAAGAGGTGGTAACTTTTTACCTTTATACTGCCAAGCTGATACTGATGCCCATTCTCCCACATCCCCTAAATTAATAAAAATATTGGGTTTTACTATTTCCAAGGCTTTTAAGACTACATTTACAGCTGCTTGGTCATGTAATGGGAAATGTTGGTCAGGTATTACAATCGCTCTTCTGTGTTTTCTTTTTTTTATCATATCCTATTTCCTCACCATCAATTAAAACCTTTATATTGTCTTTTTCACGTGCTAACTCTGTAGCTTGTTGGTCTCTAGTCATTGCAATTGCAATTTTACCATTATCCTGCTTAAACTTTTCTCCTTCTTTGCCCATGGCATCAAGGATAACTAAGTGTCTAAGGTTGCAATCACAACACCAAAGATGAAAATACGTTTCTGCATCTACAACAAAGGCTTCATCATCAAATGTTTTTAATTCCATAATGGCTTAATTTACGTTAGACGAGCTAAAATAACAATAAGTTTCAATTTTTTGTTTGCATATATATATATATATATAATTTATATATAACTAAATTACTAAACTAAATCTATATAAGCTTAAGCTTAAGCTTCAGAAAATTTAAAATAATATTTTTGTAAAGTCAAAAATAGTAGTTTTAGGAAAATTAACCTAGGATAGTAGATTACGTTGAAAATTTTATTATTTTGAGTGTAGGTCTTTTATACCCTCCCCGACCCCCCACGTCGGTTATTGTATAATACAGAATTAGGTTGAAAACCATATGAAGATTTTGTCGTATAATATATATTATGAATAGTACGAGGGAGGGTCTCCCCCAATATTTTCAAAGGTTAAAAAATAAAGGGGATTAATTTTTTTATACTATAATACTTGTATTAAATCATTAATACTTGTACATTCATTCATGTATTTACTTAATAATCAAACGGAAGGAGTTTATCCAATGGGTAATTCTACACAAGTTGAAACTTCTGCTGTTGAGGATACAAACACACCAAAACCAACAACCAAACTAAGTAAAAAGTCTGTTGACAATGTACTTGATAACCTTGCTGGGTTTAGTAAGAATGAACAAGAACAGATTAAGAAGATGTTTGGTAAGTTACAAACTAAAGGTCTTGTAACTAATGGACAAGGTGGAGGAACTTCATACGATACACCAGAAATAATTAAATTTAGAGATAAGTTTAATAAGATGGTTGAGGATGTGTCTGAAGGTTCAGTTGTAACCCCTACAGGAGTTAAGAAACACTATGTTACAGATAATAAAGGAAATAAAAGGTTTCCAATGTTATACTTAAGGACTAGTTCCGAAAAGAAGAAGTAACACTAAATAAACAGTAATCAAGGGTATGTATGAGAGTATGTACCCTTTTTTACATAAAAAAATAGAGTAACTTACATGAAACATTGTATTATAAAAAATATTACTGATACTAAAGTTAAAATGACAGTTTACACAGAAAAAACAAGTACAAGTAAAATAACAGAATTTACAAGTAAAAATAGTACTTCCAACTATTTTAAAAGATTGCGGAAAGATTTACATAAATGCGGGGATAAAGTAAAAATAATTGATAATATAAATAATATAACAACTGAGCACAACCCAGTTAATAGCTCAATAAAAAATATAAGAGATATTAACCCAAGAAAAGTAAAAGAAAAGAAATTGCGTTATATTCCTAATAAGCTGACTACTACAGAAAAATCAGATAATGAAATTAGGCAAGAAAGAATTAAAAGTATTATGTTAGACCTAGAGCTTGATAATATATCATCAGCTGAGATAAAGCTTAGGAGATACTTTGGCAAATAACTTCGAGGTAGTGCTTCACCCACAACTAACAAAAGTGGTGTCTCTCTCCTTCCACATCACCGATGCGCTACCTCAAGATTTACTTAAAAAAGGAAGGAACAAGTAAAATGAACAAACTACAAGAATCAAAAGAATATGCTGATAAGTATATTATTAAATTACCATCAGTAGGTTCTGCTTTAGATAAGAACACGCAATTAATACATCCATTATTTAAAAGTGGTGTAATTGATTTTAGCGTATCAGTTAAAGTAGAAGAATGCACAGATGAGTTTTTTGAGAAGTTAGAATCATTAGATTTAATCAAATTTAATGAAAATAATAAACTTCTAGGATGCTCTATTTGTTCAGGATATATTGATATAATACGCAATAAAGATGATGAAGTAGTATGGGAATCTGGGCATAATGCACAACCAATCAATGATGGAAGATGTTGTACTTCGTGCAATAACAATCATGTAATATCTTCTAGATTAGCATTATTTAATACTGGCACTTTAAAAAATGATGTAAATTATTTAATTAACTCATATAAAGAAGAAGCCAAGATTATAAAGAAATGCTTTAAAGAAAGAAATTACAAAGGAATGAATAATCAGGTTATAAGATTAGGTGTTTATGCTACCTTAGTTAATAAACTAAGAGATAATATGCTTAAAGCTATAACAGAAAAAGAAGAGGTAAAGTAATGGAAGAAGTAACAAGGGAACAAGCCGTGCAAGTAGTATTAGACTTGTGCGGCGGAAAAAACATTGAAGATGTTTCTCAGATTATCCAAGAAGCAAAACTTAATGAAGCTCCTCAAATAATAATTCAGCAATTACAACAATATCTTGATTCAATGATTATAAATGAGCTAGAATACGATAAAAGAATTACAGATGCGGTAAAAAAAGATATTATAAAAGAATCAACAAAGATGGAATGGTTTAATAAGTTTGGTAAAAGCAGAATAAACGTTGGTGTTGGTTTTTGGAAGAATTATTGCAGAACTTCATGGTTTTACAGATTATTAGAGAGGATTGGCTTAAGATGAAAAATAAACTTAACCCTCAACAACACGCTCTTAAATTATTTCCAGATATATTTATTGGGAGCGATGATGAAGAAGTAATTAATCCATATTCAGGCGGTAAAACAATATTATCACCTGATGCTGTTGCTGTTTATGATTTAGTTAAAGGAGCAGAGATGCTCCAAATATGGCCAGTGGTTAGAGCTGGTCTAGATTGGTTCAAAGAGCATTATCCAAAAGAATATATGGTTTTATTGGATTAAAAAATAAATGCTTTATAAGGCTGGGTATGTCAGTATTCTATACTCGGGAGAATATGCTATGGCTCTGGCCTTATTTTTAAATAAGATAAAAAGAATTAAAAGATTCAAGGCTTAAACATAATATGTTGATATTGTCATTAAAAAAAACCATAGAGTAATAGCATGAGGTTGTTATTCTATAAAATAAACAACGTTTGAGCCTTGATAGCTTTAAAAAGAACTATGTTATTTATAACATTAGTAAAAATAAGTAAAATAAACACAAAGGTTAACAAAAATGCAAAAAATAACCGTTAAGAACATACATAAGTCTCTTAACAACAATGGATATATTTGCGACACACCTTTTGCAGCTAGTATAACAAGTGCTATGCACTCAAAGCCAGTTAGTGGTGCTTTTTTATACGGGCCTGCAGGAACGGGTAAAAGTTATCTACCTATTGTATTAAGCAAAACACTCGGAGTAGAAATGTTTTTCTATCAATGTGCGCCTGGTACAAGAGAAGATGATTTAGTTCTTAAAATGCTTCCAAGTGAAGATACTAAAAGTGGTGTTGAAATAAAAAAATCTACTGTTTTTAAGGCGGCTGAAGCATCGCATAAGAATAAAGTGATGCTTGTACTTGACGAGTGGGATAAAACCAGACCAACTGCTGATGGATTCTTTTTAGATTTCCTTCAGTATGGCAGGTTATCAATTCCTGGCAATGAAATAAAGGCTAATCTTGATAATATGTTCATATTCTTTACTGCGAATGATGAACGAGAATTTCATGAAGCTTTATTACGTAGATTTCCAAAAATTGATGTATCACCACTTGAACCAAGTTTAGTAATGACTGCTCTTAGATTAACTCATAATAATCACCCGCATTTAAGTAATGTTGTCAAATTGTACGAAAAAGCTGTAATGAGCGGTATGTCTAAACCCGCTACAATACAAGAAATAAGACAATTACTTGATGCAATTACTTTACTTGGTAAAGGAGCTGATTGGAATGATTTAGTTTATCAATTTATTACTAAAACACCAGAAAATCACAAATTACTTAAAGATGCAGAAAATTTAGAATATGAATCTTCTAAAAAATCTGATTTACAGATTAATGCTGATAATTATAATGGTAAAATCAAGAAAAAAGATGATGAAACTAGAAAAAATATGATGCCAACTGGCATATCTTATTTAATAGAATCAGAATCTATAAAAAGCCATGATAAATCTTTAAGCGATGATGAAATTTATGGAATTTATGATTATACTGATGAGAATTATTCAATGTTAGCTCATAAAGACATGCAATTGAACATTTCTAATGATAATAGCAATGAAATAAATGAATTTATTGTAAAACACGATAAATTACTTAGAGATAAACCTTTACAGCTTACAAATATATCTTATAATCAATATGATATAGCTCAAGAGAGTGAAGGTGAACTTGCTTTGTTTGATGAAAATTGCAAACTTAGAGATTTAACTAGAATACCTTTTTGGCGAGAGTTTATTATAAGAAAATATAGCAGAAATGAAGTAATTGCTCGGTATAAATATGAATATCAAGAAGATGATAACAAATTAATAACATTGCATATAGATTTAAGATGGGTAAAAAATGAAGGTGTTACTATTATTTGTGGATATTCAAAATATGGAGCTATAACTCATTTCTTTAGTAAAGGTAGTAATTCTGGTCAATTTATCAATGTATCTTATTTTAACGAAGATGTTACTCCATTAATTTTGTTTTGCCAAAAATTTGATAACGGCAAATACAATGGAATGTTAAATTTAAGAAATCTTGTAAATCATAATCATATACAATATGGTTTCAAAACAAGCAGAAATAAATTAGATGGTTATGCGTGGTTTCATGAGATGATAAATGGAAGCTTATCTATGGAAAATAATTCTATAAATAATTGCACCTATTATGGTAAAAATTATAAAATTGAAATTAATGAAACAGATATAGCTTCTACAATATTTATTAATATCCATATATACGGAGCAATTCCTTCTAATGTTATGAAAGGGTTAATAAGAACACAATACGAATGTGCCGCAGCTCCTATTGATAGAGAATACCTTGCTCATATTCCAGTTTATAAGGCTGTTAAATCAAATGGTAAAAAACTATCAACTCACTTAAAAAAGTATGGTTGGAAGTTTAGTAATCATCGTAGAGGAATGATGCGTAAAAGTTATAAGATTTTAGGATGGTGTTATGCTTTTGTTTATGATGATTTTGTAATATTTGGATTTCAAGCTACGGAAGATTGGAGAAGTCATAATTTTGGTAAAGCATATGGTTATGGACACGCATTAAAAGGTCAAGCTATAGGACA